TTTTTGAGAATACATTGATATCAACGGCTTCAGGATTTGAATATTTGTTTATTCCATCTAAGAAAGCATAATAGTCTGAATTACCTACTGATGAACTGAAAACCCCACCATTTGTTGTGTGACCAGAGATATATTTAGTTTTACCAAATATATAAGCATCTGTGTTTGTTCTGTTTTGTCTGTAGATGTCCCATCCATCAAATCCACCACATACTGCAAAAGTAAATTTACGGTATAAAATACTTTCTAATAATCCCTTACTTGTTCCTTCTAAATCATAAGTTGTAGATTGGAATTGATAACCCGATAGAGTGTTACCAGTAATTCCTGATGCGTTTTTAGACATGTGGAAACCATAAGACACACCACTCGAATTTACACCCTTGAACTTAAATAAATCTTTGTCGAATTTATATCCATTCTGAGACGATAAACCTAAATATGATTTTCTTACTTTATCACTAAAATCAATGTTTGGTGTTCCATCACTGTCATATCTGAAAACATCACCAGAAATATGATATTTTGTTTTAAAATAAACTGATCCTAAAACTCCGCCAGATCCAAATGAACTGTTTACTGTAAATCCTTTAAATCCAGCTGGAAAAGCATCATATGGGTGATTTTCTGCCATCAACAACATAATATATTTTGATCTTAGTTCATACTCACCATCTGATGTTCCAACTTTTCTTGCAACATAACCAGGAACGTCATGATTCATATTACATCTTGTGAATTTTTCTAAAACCACTACATTGTCATCTGTATCATTAAAATCTCTAACAACTAAATCAAAATCACCACTATCTAAATCAATATTTTGTATTGTAATTTTAACCTGAAAGTTTGAATCTTCACCATCTGAAATGGTTAACACTTGGAATAAATCATCAACCTTTCCACCTCTAACTTCAGAAACCACCATTGGAGAATTCGCTGTATCCCATTCTCTTAAGAAATTATCTGACTCAGTTTCATATAATTCATCTAAACTGATACCTCTAACTAAACCCTTATCATATAAAGATTTTAATAAATTAGGATATACTTCATGAACATATAAAGGGAACTCTGATCTGTCTTTGTCAAAAACATCTACACCTAATACTTTAGTTATATACTTAGAAGAAGTTGTATCCAAAGAAACACCAAAACTAACCGCACCACTAGTAGAACCCGTTGCATTGATCACAAAATTACCTAAAGGGTTAGTTTCTATATCATCTGTTTCTGAAATTAAAAATTTAGTGTTTCCGGTAATTTCCAATGATAATGTTTCACCTACGTAAACTCCTCTTGATCTTAAAGAGGCTACAACAACTCCCGCATAATCAACATTTAAACTTGCACTATATTCGTATCTTGTTACATCAAAAACACTCGATCCACTGTTGTAAACAAAAAGGTATGAAAAAACACCAGTTATTGTAGAATCAGTAACACCTGATTTAGTGAAAAATACATTATACCATTCTTTGTTATTATTATTTGTTGAATTTGTTTTGTTTGTTAATGGAGAAACTTCTTCAAGTGAAGATGTAAGTGCAGTAACTCCTGTTGTTGGTATATCACCAATTACGAACCATTGTCCTGTATTTCCTGATGTATTACCACTATATTCTCTTTCAATATATGTTGTAATTGATGTTCCATCAAAAGCAGTTTTACCTGATAGTTCTACAAATAATGAAGAAGATGAAACATCTAATGGATCTAAAGTCGTTCCTGATTGACTATAACTTGTTATATCTATTTCAACACCACCTAAAGTTTGAATACCAAAACTTTTATTAGGTTTATAACCTGTTTTTCCTAAAACTCTTGTTACAAAAAGTTGATTTGACTCTTGTAAATATGATTTTGCAACATAAGCCATTTCATATTTAGGGTAATCATTTCCGTATTTTATAGGAGATGTTGTACCAAAATATGTCTTATATTCATCAAAATTTGTAATCAAAATAGGTTCAAAAGCTGGACCTTTTAAAGCCTCACCTACTAAACCTAAAGTTGTTACACCCACACTTTGTGCTACGAATGTTAAATCTTTCTCTGAGGTATAGACACCGGGAGAAACGAATACTCTGTTTGAACTTGCCATTGATTAATGTTTGGTTAAAAATATTATTATTTACTCTATAAATATCTTTGATTTTACCAAAGATTTCCGTATTTTTTTTTAAAAAGATAGTTATTTATCTTAAAATATCTTTTTTTATCTATGAGTGAAATAACAAAAACTAAAAACGTAAAAATCAGTGAAAAATATCACGATATATTAAAATCGTATTGTGAAAAAAACGGATTAAAAATATATAAACTTTTGGAAAAGTGGATTGAAGAAAATTGTAAACAAAAAAAGAAAGACCTGTATGGGGAATAATTAATACAAATAAATTACACCAATTCTCGAGTTTATTACAGGAGAAAAATTCAAGGTTATTTCGTTACTACCCGTAATATCAAACCCAGTACCTTCTTCTTCTATAAGACCATTAATATCAAAACTAACTACACTATTAATCGCATTGACAGTATTAAAACTTAGTGAACTTCCGTCATATGTGAAATATTCTGTGGCCACAAAAATGGGTTTACCATAGTTGTCTATAAAAACATTATTTCTTCCTTTGTAATAACTTATGGATATAACACTACCTTCTACTGGTGGAGTTACAAATGTTATTTTTGATGTTAAAGCAACATGGTAATAATCCAAATCTCTTTCTTGTAATAATCCATTTACAGCACCACTAAATAATATTCCTATACTCTCACCAACACTGAAAGCTGTTTGTATTCCATCTGCAATAAATGTGGCAACCGTAGTATCAATTGATTTATTTATATACTTTTTTTGATACGCTTTACTCTGTATAAATTCATTCATAAGAAATAATCTACTTACCGCTGGTTTAACTTCAAATTCCTCACTATCAATCAAAAATCCTAACATAGTAAATTTATAGTTCTGAAGATAAAATCTACGACCATCCATAGTATCCATGGGTGTATTATCTTCAATACTATCTAATACAATAGGAATATAGTGTCCTTTAACTGTAGTATAGGCTTGTCTTGATGAAAATTTTTGTAAAACAATTTTATTAAATCTATTTAAGTCTCTAAATTTCGTGCAGACAATTGTTACCTCAAAAGAAATGTCAACGGCAACTGGTTGTGGAATTTTATATATATTCGCACCCATTTGTGTTCCGTTCCATGTAGGAACAGATGCGTAATAAAAAGTGCTTCTATCTGGTATTGTTCTTTGTGTAACGGGATTTGTTCCAGGTTGAACATCTGGTTTTCTAATTATTGCAATAAATGGTAATTTTATATTTTCATCTTCATCAGTAAATTGCCACGTATTTGTAAATTCCCCCCATCTTTGGACAGTTAATATTTTTGGTACAATAGGAATTTTCTCACCGTCAGATACAACTACAAAGTTTTTCTTAATAAAATCTAACATACCACTATCTAAATCATCATGTAAAATGGAATCAGGTAGAAAAGAATCGGATTTGGTTATTCTATCTAATAATTCTTGTCTCCTGTCTAGTAATTGTTTACCTCTGTAATATTCTTTACCTCCGTAAACATCAATATTATTTTTTCTTTTAGGTATACCCATCTTAAATTCCTCTAAATTCTGATTGTTGTGCTGAGACACAAATCACAGTTCTATAATGTGGTTTATATCCAAACATTTTATGTTTATTATCTGAAGTTATTTTACCATCATTTACAACAGTATAAAATCTTAATTTATCTTCAGAATCTGCATAGCCAATAAAATCACCATATTTTATATCTATTTTAAGATCTTCGAGATGTTTTATATATACAGATATTGTCAAATTTCCTGGTTCATTATACCTAACTAATCCATTTTTATAAGTGGAGTTTTTTGGTTCATCAATTTTAACCAAAGCATTAAATTCTATAGGAGGAAAAAATTTTATTTCATCTTTACCAACCTCAGCATATATTGCGTCGGTATCCGTGCTTGTTTTATCTACACGATAAAGAACCAACTTCATGTTAAGATCACCATGAAGATATTCTTGACCCATTTCTATGTTCACATCAAAGTCTTCTTTCGAAAAAAACTTTGACAATCTGGTAATTGGTAGTTTATTATCCATATACTAATAAATAGTTTAAAAAGAAGTCAGTCTTGATTTTTCCAATAACCTTTTATACCAAATATTATCTTCTTCAACCAAACGTAATAATTTTTCTATTTTTTTTAGATATTTTTCTTTAAAAAAATTAAATGTTTTTTCTTTTGTAATATTTTTTGAAAATTCTAAATATGTATCTGAATTTTCAATAGAAATTTCTATTCCTGTCATTAATTTTGTAAACAAACTTAAATTAGAGATATTAATAGTTTTGAAATTATAATCACACCAATAATGGTAAAGATATTCGTTTTGTTTTGGATGAAAATGACCACCTCCTTCAACCACATCCAACATTTTATTTATTATAATTTCAGATCCACCAATTCTTTTAATATTAAAGTATTCTGTATGTAATGAAGATAAAAAAACGTCACTTGGAGGTCTTACAATCACATATTTGACTTTGTTCCAATCAAACTCTGAATTGTAAAAAGGAGATACGATTTTGGGTAATCCTAAATATGGTTCAGTTTTTTTAAAAAACCTAGTTCCACACTTTTGGAATATTAAAATAGATTCTGAATAGAACTTGGCACCCATCTTATGTAAATAGTTTAGTATTATATTTAAATTATTTATATTTTAATTGTTCAATTATGATACCGGAAATAGAAGCAAGAGAAATATTGTCAACATATGACGGTTCTAATAATCAACTATTAGAATGGAAACGTAAATTTATTGATTTAAAAAACTTTAAATTAACAAGACCTCAAGCCGAATATGTTTTAAAATATAAAGAAACAACACCTAAAGTTGCGAGAAAGCATATACAAATAGTTTCAACATTTGGTGAAAAAATTCAGGAAGATAAATTACTACCAATTCCACCTATACAAATATGGTGTGAAAAATTATTGTGTGAAACCGAAAAGGCATATCATATTTGGGGTAAAATTTTAGATTCGGAACATAATAGTGCATTTTGGTTACCAAAAGCTGCGGTTGTTCAACCCGAAAAAAAATTAAATAGAGAAATTGATTATTCAATATATTCAAATCGGCCACCGATGGAACATCAAAAGTTTGCAATAGAAAAATTATTGGCCAATGATAAGTTTATTCTTGCTGACGATATGGGTTTGGGTAAAAGTACATCCGCGGTAATAGCTTCTTTAGAGTGTAGTGTAAAAAAAGTCTTGATTGTATGTCCAGCTTCTTTGAAAATAAATTGGAAAAGAGAGATTGAAAACTATTCAGATAAAAGAATTTTAATTGTGGAAGGTAGAAAATGGGGATCTACTTTTGATTATTATATTATAAACTATGATATATTAAAAAATTATCATACAACAGATAAAAGCGAAGATAGTGAAGATTATAAATTATTGGTTAATGAAAAATTTGATATTGCAATAGTAGATGAGGCACACTATATCTCTAATACAACTGCAAATAGAACAAGACTTTTAAATGATGTTTTGAACACAATACAAAAAGTTTGGTTATTAACAGGAACCCCTATGACATCACGACCAATAAATTATTTCAATTTATTAAAAATTGTTGGGTCACCGCTTACATTAAATTGGCAAACATATGTAAGAAGATATTGTAAAGGATTTCAATTTAGGGTTGGTAATAGAAAAGTTTGGAATACAAGCGGCGCAAGTAATTTAGACGAACTGAGAGAGAGAACAAAAAATGTTGTTTTGAGAAGAATGAAAACAGATATTCTTGATTTACCTGAAAAAATTGTAACACCAATTTTTGTTGAATTAAATTCAAAAATGTACGATGAAGAATTAGAAGAATTTACTAGAATAAGTAAAGAAAATAAAGAAACTGATACTGTAAGTGTAACATTAAATCGTCTCATGAAAGTGAGGCAACTTATTTCATATGAAAAAATACCCTATACATGCGAACTGATTGATCGTTGTTTGGAACAAGGTAAAAAAGTTATTGTGTTTACTAATTTCACAATGACCTTAGATATGTTACACGAAAAATACAAAAAACAATCGGTTATTCTTGATGGTAGAATGAATAAAGAACGTAGACAAGAATCGGTTGACAGATTTCAAAACGAAGACAAGGTAAAAATATTTATTTCTAATATAGTTGCGGGTGGAGTTGGTATTACGCTGACAGCAGCGGAAACAGTTATAATGAACGATTTATCTTTTGTTCCGGCACATCATAGTCAGGCGGAAGACAGAGCATATAGATACGGACAAAAAAATAGTGTTTTAGTTTTTTATCCTGTATTTGAAAATACGATTGAAAAGGTAATATACAATATACTACAGAAGAAAAAGAATATAATTGATCAGGTTATGGGTGATGGAGAATATTCTGAAACATTTAGTAAAGATTTAATTAAGGAGTTGTTATAGTTTGTCTATTTGATTTTTAATTTTTTCTACTAAATTGTCGTCATCAAAATTATTTAAAAAAAGTTTGATTATTCTCACGTTATTATTTGTTACATCCTCGAAATAATTTTCCAAAACATCTCCCTTTTCAAATTCAAATATGATTTTTTTAGTAAAACAATGTTGATTTAACATTGTTAAAAACTTTGTTACCTCTTGATTTTCTTTATACATTGGTGGATGTATTAATATTGATTTATATATTTTAAAATTACCTCTTTCATCTGTTCCACATAAATTTTTATCTTTTGAATTATGAAACAAATAAATTTTTTCGTCTGACTCTATCGAAATTAAATCTACATGTTTTCTATATATTTCTTCACTATATATAAAATTATTTGAAATGAAAAAACCACCTTTATCATATAGTTTGGAAATTTTGTGTTGGCATTTATTTTTTCTACCATCGAAGAATATTTCTAAATCACATCCTTTGGTCATATCATCTATTTGACCTCTTTTGTAATCAACATTAAAATTTTCAATTTTAAAATTTTTTGAAAATGTTATTAAACCTGATATAACCGATATAAGACCTTTATTCCATGTCATTTGTGTAATAAAAAACATGTCTCTAAAAATATTAGAACCACGAGTAAAAAAAACCTGTTTATGTTTTATCAAACACGATTTAAAATATTCTATAGTGATTTCCGTATTATTTTCTAAATAATCACCTAAAATTTTTTTTGGTTCAATTCTGTTAATTTCATCAATCAACAAATATAAACATGAATAATTTGTGTTTAAGGTGTTCATCCAAGACCAAACCCAACAACCAGACAAATTTATTTCTATTCCACCTTTAATCTTGTTATATCTATACTTTGCAGTATTTGAAAAATCTACTGTAGGTAAAACTTCGTTTAGGGTATTTTTTAATAAATCCCTAACCAACTTTTTTTTATTATATATTTCCACAAATTGGTCTCTTATCATATTCACAAATCTAAACTATTTATTAGAATATACAAAGAAATTATGTCCGCGACAATAATCACACAGGATCAAAAAGATAAACTATATACACAAGTTTTCCACCTTTTAGGTATGCCAGTTAGAGGTATTGAACTTACAGAGGAACAAATGGACACTTTTTTAGAATTATCCATGTCAGAATACGAACAGTATGTAAATGATTGGTTAATCGAATCTCAGTGGTCCGCTTTAGTTGGTTTGGATGTTGATGCTCAGTCTCTTTCAAGAGCTTTTACAACAAGAAGTTTAGAGTATGAAACTCAATATTCCTATTCATATTCTAAAATTGTTGGTTTGCAATCAAACGGACCTTGGGAACTTAAAAAAGATTATTTTGAATTAACAAGAGGAGTCCAAAACTACACAATACCTGCTGGCAGAGAAATTAATGAATTATTATGGTTTACGAGATCAGAATTAACAGACTCAATAGTTGATCCGTTCTTAGGTGGTTTTGGTGGTCTTGGTGGCGTTGGATTTGGTGGTGTTGGTGGATTTGCACAAGTTGGTTCTTCAGGATCATATTTTCTTTTACCGGCATTTGATTTATTGTTAAGAATGCAAGATAGAAATCTTAAAAACAGATTAATTGGTGGTGAATTAACTTACAGGATTACGGCGGGTCCAAATGGAACAAAAAATGTTCATTTATACAACGTTCCAGGAGGGAGATTTGACTTTGCTTCAATAACAAATAACAATTTCAAAGTTTGGTATTGGTATTATGATACATTCGATAGAGATACGTGTTTAGAACAAAATGCTGATGTTGTCAAACTTCCATCAGACGTTGAAACAGAAATGTTGACATGGGACATTTTAAATAGACCAGCACAAAACTGGGTTAGAAAATATCTTATAACATTTGCAAAAGAAGGATTGGCCAGAATATGGGGTAAATTTTCAGGTGATCTACAGGTTCCCGATAGCACAATTAAACTTGATTATTCAACTTTACTTACTGAAGCAAAAGATGAAAGATCAAAACTTATCGAAGAATTAATGCAAAGACTTGAGAGACTTCGTCCTGAAAAAATACTTGAAAGAAAAGGTAACGAAGCAGAAAATCTAAACAAGTCATTGAAATATAGACCAATGCAATCACCATTTAATGTAATTTGATATTAAATTACAAGAGTAAATGTCACTTATAAAATAATTTAAATTTCTACCGCATGATAAGCAAAATCGTTTCCATTACTTTCAATAATTTCATCTTCATTACTTATTGTACTATTTGCTTGTAATGATACAACTTTTCTATTGTGATCTACCCAATATTTATCAACTAAATCTAAACTATTATCAACATACATAAAGAATGGATCTTTTTTTACCCTATTCCAAAATAAAACTTCAGAGTCTGAAAGTGTCATCACCTCTTCAAATTTATCTTGACCACCTTCTTTTAGTGGAAAACCATTTACTAATTCACATTGTAGTTTAGTAAAATATTGTCTATCTTTTGGATCCTCAATTAATATTTCGTCTCTAATTTCTGGTTTAAAAACACAAAGCAATGACTCAATTCTTTTATTAAAAATATTCATGTAACGAGGAACATTATAATCACCTGTCATATCGGGATTATTTTGAATTTCCTTTTCCATTATCATGTAACAATTTATTTCAATGAAATCATTTGGTATTTGTTTATTATATTTTTGTAAGTATTCTTCTTGTTGTTTTTTTGTTGGTTTAGAAATTTTTTGAACATCTCCTGATGACTTTTTTGTTCCATTATTAATATAATAAATTGTTTCACCTAAACCAGCCGGATAATCATTTAATATTACAAGTTCCATATGTGCCTGTCTTGACATTAATGATCCCGCTTTAGTTGTTTTTTTTATATGTTTTTTATAATCTTCGATTGATTGTTTAACACGAGCCCTGTTTGCAATTTTGGATAATGGAATTTCTTTACTAAATATTTTATTAACATATTCATAATATAATTCTATAAATGCAACTCCATCACCATTCAATAAATGTTTTAAACCTTCATCTAAAAATTCAACAACGTATTGTTGTAACTTTTTTGATTTAATAGTATTACCTGTTAATTTGATTTTTTCTTTACCTTTTTTTAACAACTTAATGATGTAGTTCTTACGAGAAACGTTAATACTCGCTGAAGAAAAGTAGTCAATATCCAACCCCATTTCATTTCTCATGAATATGTCGTTGAACTCGGCAGTGTCCGCTTCAACACCCCAATATTCTTTATCTTTTTCCACTAATTCATTATTTCCCTTACCAACATAAATAGTATTTTCAACATTTAGAGGCATTTCAAAGTTGACACCATCTGTATCCATTACAAGAGGTTTATATCCTTTCTTCATAAAGAACATAATCATCATACGAAGACATTGACGACCTGTGCATGTAATTGTTTCACCCATATTCATATCACCCCAAGGAAATACTTGTGGCGCGGATAGTGAACCGAAATATCCATTAATAAAAATTTTAATTGGTAATTGCTTACGATCATACATTTCCGCTTCAACAGGATTTGTCTTTGTAAGTTCGCCAGCAAGTCTTTTATATTTGATACGAATGTCACGGAAATATTTCAACATCGACTTTTGTACACTCATTACGTCACATTCAGGAAACACATCATAAACAAGTTGAATTGACGGATAAAGAGATGCATAGTCAAATTTGACAATATTTTTTGAGTAACCAACATTTAATAATCTTGATAAACCTCCTGTAATTGCGCGTTTTTCATCTTTACATGGTATCGCTAGATTATTTTCATATGACCAAGCTAACATGATTATCTTCCATAATGTTGCGGTTCCCATTGTTGCAATTCTTTCATATGTTGTCGGAACTAATTTAGAAAGTAAAAATGTAGATTGTGAAAACGAATCGTCAACAATCATAGTTTCGTACAAATCATCATCCAAATATTGTTCTACAATTTTTCTGCCAGGCCATATTTCGTATTTGCCAGGAAATTTTTCAAGTAAACCCTCAGTTCCCGGTTCACCAATTTTTTTATAATTTCCAGTTTTTGGATTAATATAATAACTTTCATTATCAAGATAAATTTTTGAAATCCATGCACCATCAACGTAAACACGATTTGGTTTTTCTTTTTCCAAATATTTTGTTATGTATTTTAATCCCCAAGATTTAATTTCTGAATTAATTGCCTGTGCTCTACGAACAGCGTGAGCAATATCTATGATATTAAAACCCCATATAACATGTTGTGTATAAGGTTCAATTTCGTTTGCTAGTTTTAAAACTCCCTCTTTTTCGATAATTCCTTTACTTGTAAAAATACTTGTCAATAATTGGACATTAACACCAAGTATTTCTGCTCTTTTCAAAATAAATGGCCAATCAAAAAATGCTGAATTATATCCACTTATAATTGTTTTTTTTTGTTCTTTAATTATTTCAAAAAATTCCTCTATACATTTTTTTTCACCATCTTCACCAAAAGCAGAAATTGTTTTTTGTAAACCTCGATTATCTTTTACACCAATTAAAATTATTTTATTGGTTTCAGGTTCTAAACCTGTCGTTTCAATATCAAATACAAATCTATAAACATCAGAATAGTCATCTATACCTTTGAAAAGTCTTTTCTTTTTATCTATCAAATATTGTTCTACGGGTGATAAAACCTGAAAGTATTGTCTATATTTATCATCCCACGGATCTAAACCACCTTCCCTAAAAAAACTTGTAAGGTTTGTATAACTCTTAATACTTTTTACTAAAAACTTTAAACCATTTTCTAAACGTTCATTACCTTTGGTTTCTAATTTTTCAATTATAATACCATGTTCATTCATTTTTTTCTTTTGTAATGATTTCGAATTTTTATAAAAATTCAAACCACTTAAATCACTAACCCAAAGAAACGGAATAAATGAATCTTGTTTAATAATTTTTCCTTGAACAGGATCTTGTATAATTTTGTAAATTTTATTTGTTGGATAATCATATTCAACACCAACAATGAACTCTTCTGCATCGGCACCATTTAAGAAGTTTTCGATAACTTCTTGAGAAATAATCTCTTTCATGTTATAATTTTAATGTGACCTATTAGCTTGTAAACTTAATTACAGTTTGTCTTATATTACAATAATAACAAAAATTATTTGAATAAAAAAAATTAGTTTACTAAATCAAATATTTTTTGTGAAAAATCTAAATCGTGTTTTGTATTGTGGATTAACTTAAAGTTTTTTATGTTTTCAATTAGATTCCCGTAGGCGTTTATATTAGTCATAAATCCTTTATTTTCAAAATGTAATTGTGATATTAACCTTTTTTCTTGAATATTATTATCTATTAAAAATTTTATTAATAAAACTTCTTCAGGATATACTGAAAAAATTCCAGTCCCATTGAAACTATAATCTTTATGAGTTTCCCAAAAATTATTACAAAAGTTTAAAAATTGTTGCATAAGAAATTTAGGTCCACCAAAAAAATTACCCATAGTATGTTGTTTGTTCGGATCATTTATCTCAACAATATCAGACCATAAAATTATTTGATCTTTTGTTTTTACTGAGGGATAAAAATGAGATAGTATACATAATTCATTTGTTAAAATATCAGATTCCTCAACATAGTTTACATACATTTGATCGTTATCATTAACAAAAATATAATCATATACATTTATATCAATTTCATTTAAAGTTAAAACTTTTAAAAACTGATAAAAATTTGTAGATTGTATATGTGGAGTATCTATTTTAATAGTCCTGACACCACCTATATTAATATCAATGTCAGAAAATAAAACAAAATCTAAAGTATGGTTTTGTAAAAAAAATTTTTTCGCAGAATTATAAAGTAAGTTTAATTCATTTATATTAAAATTTATAACACTTACAGATGAAAATAATATTTTCATTACTCACTCTAATTTTATGGTTGAATTAGAGACCGTATCTTGATTTTGTATTATTATATTCATCTAAAATTTCAGATGTAGTTCTTAATGATTTGTAAATTCTGAATTGACCTAAATTGGCATCCATAAAAAATGAACTACCCCCAA